GTGTGGCAGCAACACTATCAGCAACTGCAATATTTAAACGTTTAGTAACCGTATTTAAACCAGCTATTACTCAGGCTTGGAAACGGGTACAGAAATTTAGGGGGAAAAAGGTTTCAACGTGGTCAAGGCAGCGACTGGAATTACGTCGGCGCAAACAGGCGCATAAGGAGACTCCGGTCGGATAATAAAACCAGCTTTATAAAACTCAGCGCATTTAAGTATTCTTACTAGTTCATAATCTAATCTTTCTTTTGATAACTTACTGCGTCCTAATTCTTTACACAAGTTAACCGCTTCTTTATCTAATGGCACACTAAAAGATAGCTGAATGCCATAATTACCGGAGATTATTTGTTCATTAAATTGTGAATTACCAATATAAAAAGGAGTAAAAACCATTGTTGGTCCACTGCATACAAGACCTGGACCCAATGATTGTTGGTTAAAACTACCTTGGTTTATTTGGACGGCTTGGTTCGTAACACTACCAAAGGAACTAGCCTGGGGATTGGCATTGACATTAGTATTACCAGTCTGCCCCAGGGCCGGAGTTATTGCGAGAAGACCGACAACGAGTTGGTAGTAGAAGTAGTAGTGATAGTACGGTTTAAATCCGTGGTACTGATAATACCAGCGTCGAGTTTTACTTGGCTGAAGCTGAAATCTTTTGTTGGATCGGTCACTGCATACGTCGCAGTAGGACCCAAATTTCCTGTGGGAGTGATGTTGGAACCAGTTACGGAATACTGCGTGCCACCATATGTTTCGATTTTGTAAACTTCGGTGATATTTTGTGTGCTTACTGTTGTGGAGTTGACCGTGCCTGTAGTGAAGTTTGGAGTAACAACTTGAGAGTACGCTGGAGCACCGATTGAAAAACTTAAAAACGCTAGAAATTTCCACATGTTTATTAATTAAACTAGAGCATTCTTTAAGTTTATCACCAGGTAGAATTGAGTCAGCAAAAATATAAACGTGAAGATCTCAAGTAAAGGCATCAAGCTTATTAAAGAGTTTGAGGGATTACGCCTGGACGCCTACTATTGTTCGTCAAACGTACTTACAATTGGCTACGGGTCTACCGGTGGTCACGTACGTCAGGGTATGCGCATTACCGAGAAAGAAGCAGAGGATCTACTTAAGAAAGATCTTGTTCGTTTTGAAGAAGGTGTCACCAAACTAATCACTGTTTCCCTTAGCCAAGAACAGTTTGATGCCCTGGTTTCATTCACATTTAATTGCGGTAATGGTGCCTTAGAAGAATCCACGCTTCGCCGCAGGCTTAATGCCAAAGAAGATCCTAATACTGTTGCACGGGAAGAACTGAAGCGCTGGACGAATGGTGGTCTGGCGGGTCTTGTTCGTCGTCGCAAAGCTGAAACTGATTTGTTCTGTAGTTCATCCGCCCCTTCTCCCACTAATAAAGTGATTACTCTCACCGCTACTCACGATACACTTCTCAAGAAAGAACCGATTGCTGGTGCTGAGTTAGCATCTGATCAAAAAGCTAGTATTGCCAAGGGTAAAACATACGAGAACGCTAAAATTTTAAAAGAAGAATCTGGTCACGTTCAAGTTGAATTACCGTTTGGCTCTGGTACTTGGTGGTTGTTTCCTGGCCATTGGGATGGGTTGGTGGGTGACGCACCAGCTGCTACGCCTAGTGCTGCTACTGGTGACATTAAACTTGCTGTCCCAGCCTGGTTGCAAACAGACAACTATACCCAAGCAAACCGCACATGTAACTCCTCCAGTTGCGCAATGTGCCTTGCCTTCTTTAAACCGGATGCAATCAAATCTGATGATGAGTACATCAAAAAATTAATCGCCGGTGGTTACGGAGATACTACCGATCACGGTGCCCAGGGTCGACTGCTTAAGAGCTACGGCTTGAACTCTGCATGGCACACGAATCTTGGCTTTGCCAACCTTGAAAAAGAACTGAAGGCCGGGCGTCCTGTTGTTATCGGTATTCTCCACCGTGGTACTTTGTCAGCCCCTACTGGCGGCCACATGCTTGTAGTGCGCGGCATGAAAACCAACGGCGACTTTATCGTCAATGATCCCTACGGTTCTGTTAATGACGGTTACTCCGGCCCTCCAGAGAACGGCAAAGGTGCTGTCTATACACGCAAAATGCTTCAATTCCGTTGGCTGCCCGAAGGACCAACATCAGGTTGGGGTCGTACTTTCCAGCCATGAAACTGAAGTTAACGCCAACTCAACTTAGGTCTTACCTTAGTACAGTCATACCAGCTGGTGTCCTCACATGGGCATTGGCTGTCTTGACCATGAACTACATCGGTATTGCAACCAAGATTGATGCGGCGTTTATCTCTAGTCTTGTAACAAGTGTTCTTGCTGTTTACGGCGTATCCCGTAAGGAGGATGAACGCAAAGAACCAACAGCTCCACGCATCGATCCAATCACTGGAACACCAACCCCTAGACGTGGTCGTCCCCCAGGTAGTAAGAACCAACCCAAAGCACCACCCGTTATTCCGCCAACGCCTTAATCAACGCATTTTGGCTTTGCCAATCACCAGGGCAAGCGTTTCAATAACTTTGTAGATACGACGCACAATTGTGTCATCCTTGGGGGTAGGAGTCAACGCAGTAATTGCACTAGCTGCGGCGTGAATTGCAAGCGCCGTCTCAATATATTTAGAAATTGCCATGATTAAATCAATTGTTTCTTTTATTCTAAACATCTAAACGTTTAATCTAAATACTTAGATTTATAAAAGAAAAAAGATTTGTGTTCCTTTGATATTTCCCAATTAATATCCTCATGTTTTGCAAACCATTTTTGCCACACGCGAAACTGTTTATCAGGCACCGTTGATTCACAGCGTAAACAAATAGAATCGCCAGCCGGAATCTCGTCTAACCACTGGCGCACCTGACGTATCGCGATAGCCTGGGTCCTAGGCCCAAACTTACCGGTCAAAGACATATCCAGGCGGCGGACCCTGGTAGTTGAACGGCGTTGCATCCACTGGTTTATTTGCTTCATGCTCTTGCCCACCGCCATACTCGCCAGCCATATACAACTCGAGCCAGTCCGTATCCACGGAATCAAACGCAGTTTGAGGATCATTCTCTGGGGCAAAAAAGTCGTCCCAATCTTCTTGCGCCGTCGTAATCTCAACATGTTCAGTCATAGATCAAAGAGCTTAGCTTCTGCAGCCCAAGGATTTTCTTCACAATAACGTTTAAAGATCTCTGTTGGGGTACGTGGACTTTCAAGTTCACATCGTTTAAACAATTTACAAATTAACCAGTTGTAAAAAGTCATTACTGTTGGGTCACCAAAGGTACGAAAACGGCTGGGAAACGATCATCTTGTTGGTGCTCACGGCTCCAAGCAACTTGCCACTCATTGAGTGAGTGTTGATGCTGGTCTTCACCGGTGTAGTTTTCAGTTTTATCAAGCAGAATAAAATCCTCAGGGTTAGTTAAAACAGTATCACTAATAAACCAAGTGGACCCATCTGATATTGTCACAGTTACGCTCGAGTTGATTGTGGCAATAACACCGGTGTATCCGTTAACCCCAGTGGGCAATACATAATCCGTTGAAAATGTAGGACCAATTACAACTGTGTTGCCCGTGCTGATTTCATTTTCATAGATGAATTTGTTGGTTCCACCATTTTCCAAAAGTAATTCAAACTCAACATCTTGAATTTCAATAACTAAACCCAAGGCATATTCCAAGGGTTCATTACGTGTAGTAGATACACACAATAAATAAGAACCTGGAGGCAATACAAAATAACGATCATCTCCCTTATCAAGACGATTTGGATTAAAAGTATTATATAAATCTGATTGAGCATTCATTACATGCCCAATATATGGATAATAAAGCTCACCTCCTACCAATTCTGAAACACTATCCGCATCAAAAATTGCACGTGCCTGAATTGGATTTTGATTTAAATCATATGCAGACACTTGAATATACTTGGGACGTGGCGGACCTTTTGCTGTAATAATCCAAGCATTACTTAGTAAAGTAATTTTGAACCAATGGTTGTATGTACCCCCGCCAAAGCCACCATTAGACGTATCCCATGTATCTGCGCGACCAATGACTTTTGAAACAGGGCCCAATGTTCCTTTCAAATAGCGCAAAGAAGTTTGGCTAAATGAGCCGAGATTTAAAGGATTATCTTGTGTACGTTGACGCTGCGATGTTTGATTACGTGCCACTATAGATTGTAATCTTATGCCTATCCTTCATCATAATATGGCGGTTCTTTAGCCTCCAAAGGATGTGTAATTGTTGCTTTGTAGTCACGTCGTATAACTTCTTGCTCCCTGTTCTCAAGTTTGGCCCGCGCAATAAGCATTAGCTTTTCAGCTTGGTACTCCCGTTCAAATGGTTGCACATGCTCAGGTGGTAGCCCACGATTCCAGGAGGAAGCCATGTGAAGGGGGTTGCCACACCAGACGTTGCCACATGTCCTGGTCACCGTTGTGGACCCCACATCCCCCCAGGCGCACTGATAGATCAGCTTGTGGACGTTCACGTTGGCAATACGCTGCGTGGTGTTAAAGGAGCGGTAGGAGGGGAAGCACTGGCGTTTGGGACCCACCTTGCCAGGTAAGTGTATGTTCCAGCAGTCTTCTGGAGCACCCACGTCGATAGCTTTCCATAGCTTTCGGTAGCGTTCCTTGTAGTTTATGTGCAGGTAATTGAGGTCAAACCCACAGATATTGGTTTGAATCTTCATGATGCAGTGAAAACACCAATGCTCTTGATGATGGCGTATTCGATGGCCGTGAACACAGGGATACCCACGGTAATACCCATGAGACTCAAGTTGAGACTCGTCGAGTTCGTCAATGTCGTGAACGTATTTAAAAATCCGTGTGCTCGTCGTCGGTGCTGTCTCAGTTTTTGTCTCAGTGGGACTCGATGATGCAGTCTCCCTTACTAACAGGGTGCGTTTTTTATTTGCCACGTAGCTGACCCGTAGCCCCAGGCGGTTGTCCTTACCTGGGTTTGAGTCGTCGTGCTCTACTGCGTGGCCGTCTGGGCATTGACCTGTGCGTAGGTACCAGACAATGCGGTGGGCCAGGTACTTCTCGCCCCAGACGTAGACGGTGTACAGGTTATTGGTGCGGTGCTTGCATCCCACGGCATCTCCGATTTGGTAACCAGCCCGTTTGACGCGCCACTCCAGACCGCTCGGGTATTTTTCTGACAGTTGAAATTGCTGTTGTAAATACCAGAGCGGAGGCAGTTCCTTGTAATCCCTTGACATGACTTGGTTTGCGATTTGGACACTCTAGCTTATTTGCGGAAAAAGCAGAGAAATGGCGAATGAGATAAGTTTTCTTCTTATAGTAGCAAACTTTACATTTCTCCCTTCATTCGCCATTTTATATTCTCTTAATGTCTCACGATAAGACTCATGA